TTCCACTTTTACTTGTATAAGGTACCCTATTCCAGTTATAATTTTCCCAAAGGTTTTGCAGGTAGGCTTGAGACACTTCGCTCAAACTCTTCTCCAAAAGATTCACACTTGCCTGCAAAATTTTTTTAGGAGAAAAAAAGATATGGCAATTGATACAGATTATTCATTCCTAAATTTGCCCCAGGCAGGTTCCTCTGCGCGAGGACCAATTGCAAGACCATCTTTTGATCCAGTAGATTTTAGTTTCAACGTTGACAGATACGCCCCTAGCAATCTTCCAACAGTTGATACGTTTGCTCCAAGTCCTACACCCCTCTCTGCAGATCAGAACGAAACCGTTTTAACAAACGCTCGTCCTTTTGAAGACGTAGAAACACTTGGAGCAACATTTGGAGCCAAGCTTGCCGAGACTGAAAGATTCTTTGGCGAGAGAGTTTCTAGCCTGCAAGGCAATATAGATGATTTAATTAATACCAAGAGTGATTTAACCAAACAGTTAGAAGCTGCTTTCTTACAGCAAGATGAAATGAGTCAGCAAGCTATTGAAGAACAAATCGCTGCCTTAGATGCTCAGAGAGCGGAGCTAACTGCTCAATTAGAAGAATCCGTCTCTGAAGCTGAAGCGAATGGCGTGGATGCTGTAGCTGCGGCAGAGCAAGTTGCAGCTGAACAGATTGCTACGCTTGACCAACAGATAGCCCAGACGTCTCAAGAGTTACAAGCAGCACTTGCCCAGCAAGATGTTATTAGAGCTGAAGAGTCAGAGAAAAGATTGGTAGAGCTAGAGAATCAAAAAGTGACTCTAACAGACCAATTTACTCAACAGCAAACTGCTTTACAAGAACAGTTCGGCCAGAGAGAAGCAGAATTAACAGGAACAATAGATAGCTTACAGGGTGAAATAAATAATATAACTGGAGCAAGGGACTCTGCTATAGCCGAAAGAGACCAAGCGATTGCCCAACAAGATACGATTAGAGCTGAATCTGCAGATGCGCAAGCCCAAGCACTTGACGCCCAAGCTGGTGATTATCAAGCTCAGCTAGATGAATTAACAGGTCAAAGCACTCAATATCAAGGTCAGGTAACTGAAAGGGACCAGACGATTGCAGACTTACAGGCGCAGATTGCTGCGTTACAAGGTGCTGGACAACCTCCAGTAAATACACCTCCATCTTCTGGAGTTGGACCAGGAGGAGGAGAGCCAGGATTTTACGATAACCCACCTCCAGACAAAAAACCTCCGCAGTTATTTATAGATGATGGCCCTGGTTTTAGAGATGATAGAGATGTTGGCGGTCCTGTCTTTGGACCAGGTGATATGGATGGATTACCAATTAATATTGGCGGTCCTCCTTTAACAACACCAATAGCAAATCCTAGAAATCCTGGTATGCTAAAAATTATAGAAGATAAAATTAGAGATGCAGGCGGAGAAAGAATTATATATGGAGAACCTAAACCTTTACCAAAAGCCCCTGTTTTAACAAAACCTAGAAAGCCAATTAGTTATGGTGGAATAGGTGGAATAGATAGAGGACCAGGTAGGTTTTTCTTAAGATAAGGAATAAATTATGAGTAAAATAAGAGCAGCAGCAGAAATGATGGGTAGGATTCTACCAGGTAGAAGTCAAAACATTTCTCAACAAGTTTTAGGAAATCCAGGCCGTAGACAAGAAATGATGGGTAGAAGTATTCCAGGCAGAGGATTAGCAGGAAGCTTAAGACCCGTTCCAGGTGACATATCTAAAGCGCAGGCTTTAGGAATGACTACTGCTATGGGTGGACTTGGCGGACTTGGAGTTGCAGATTTAACTGAAGGATTTACAGAAACAGCTAATATAAAAAATTCAATATTTTCAAACCCAGAAGAATTAGGAAGACAAGCTGCAAGAGCTAAAATGACTCTTCAGGAAATTATGGATAGAGCTAGAGGTAAAGCTGAAGAATTAGGTGAAGCTCCTCAAATATATATGTTAAAAGTTCAAAGCGGTTATCAAGATGAAATGAATAACCAACAAATGCAAGAGCCTCAAAGAATATACGACGAAGACCAAGGTATGAAGCCTGTATCTTTATTTATGAATGATGGAGGCGAAGCTTCTGTTCAAGAGTATATAAAAATGCTAAAAAATAAAATGGATGTATCTGAGGCAGCTTTACGTACTGCAAGACAAGGTAGAGGACCAAACCTTTCTGCAATAAATATACCTACCAAAAAAATAGTTCAACTTAATAAAGAATATTTAAATGCTAAAGACGAATATCAAAGAGCTATTAGAAGTTTAACTAAAGGTAATATAAAAGAATATGAATCTAAAGGTTCTATAGGACAATTTTTTTCTCCAATGTCAATGACTCCAGCGATGGCTCCTGGAGAAATTAAAAAATTTATTGAATATAAAGAAACGCAAGGTATGGCTGATGGAGGCGAAGCTTCTTTCCCAGACCTAACAGGTGATGGACAAGTTACTCAAGCTGATATCTTAAAAGGTAGAGGTGTATATGCAGAAGGTGGCGAAGCCGATATGCAAATGACAGAACAACAGGCAATGTCTGAGCTAGAAGGTATTGCTCCAGAAGCTAAGATGATAGAGCAGTTAGTTATGGCTGTTATGCAAATGATTCAACAAGGTGTTAGCGAAGCAGATGTTAGAGCTTTCTTAACAGAGCAAGGTTTAGACGATGAAGATATCGAAGACTTGTTTATGATAGTCATGCAACAGATTGAGCAAGGCCCGACTGAAGAGCCAATCGGTCAAGAACTGCAGGGGATGATGTAATGGGTTTTTTTACCCAGGCAATTACTCAAGGCCCTGGCGGTCAAATGTATACAAACGGTTCTATGCAAACTCCGTATAATCCGCCCCAAAATCAACCGTATCAACAAGAGCCTGCTCGTCCTATAAATATAAATACTAATCCTATTCGTCCTGGCGGAAATCAAGGCGGTATAGGCTCATTCCCTAATCCTTTTGGCAATAGAGGCGGATTTAATAATCCTTACGGCGGTAGTCGAGGTGGATTTGGACAGCAACCTGGATTTGGTGGAGGCTTTAGACAGCCACCTCAATTTGGTGGAGGTATGTACGGCAATCCATACGGCGGCGGTGGCTTTGGTATGCAAAGACCTCCTCAGTTCGGTGGTGGATACGGTATGCAACAACCTGGATTCGGTGGCGGATTCGGTGGCGGCAATCCTTATGGTGGTGGTTATGGTCAGCAACCCCCTCAATTCGGCGGTGGCTACGGCGGTGGCTACGGTGGAGGAATGGGCGGTGGTTTCGGCGGTGGCGGATACAGAAGAATGCCCCCTATGTTCGGCGGTGGGAGTCCCTTTGCACCTGGATTCGGCGGTGGTATAGGCGGTATGTTCCCTGGTATGGGAGGCGGATATGGTCAAAGACCTCCGATGTATGGCGGTGGAGGATTTGGCGGAGGATTTGGAGGTGGATTTAGACAACCTCCTAGTTATGGTGGTATAGGCGGTGGGTTTAAACAACCGATGCCTCAACCAATGCCTATACAAATAGGTAGACCTCAACCGATGCCTATACAAGTAGGTGGACCAGTAAGACCTCCTTTCCTAGATAAGATTAGACCAGTTAGACCTCAGCCGATGCCTATAGCAGGTGCGATAAGAGGCGAACCAGTGAGGATTGGTAATTATGGCCTTGATAGAAGAATTGAAAATGACGTAGCAAGACAGATGCCTGAAATGCAAACTCAAGGCCCAGAAAGTATGATGTTTAGTAGACTTGGCTAGATAAAAAATGAACTTCTCGCAGCTAACCGAGACAGAGTTAAAAGAAGCTCTGATGCTCAAAGAAAAGCTTGACGGCTTTGAAACCCAAGATAAATGCCAAAACGATTTTTTGTCCTACGTGGAACACATGTGGCCAGAATTTATATGTGGTCGTCATCATAAGATTTTTGCAGAAAAACTTAACAAAGTAGCAACAGGCGAAATTAAACGTTTGATTGTTAATATGCCTCCTCGTCATACTAAATCAGAATTTGCATCTACCTTTTTCCCATCATTTATTATGGGTAAGAAACCCAAGATGAAGATTATGCAAACAACCCATACAGGGGAACTAGCCGTACGATTTGGTCGTAAGGTCAGAAACTTAATGGACCAAAAAGAATATAAAGACGTATTCCCAGAAGTTAAACTCCAAGCAGATAACAAATCAGCTGGACGTTGGGAAACCAACAAAGGCGGCGAATACTTCGCAGCTGGTGTAGGTGGTGCTGTTACTGGTAGGGGTGCGGATTTATTAATTATTGACGACCCTCATTCAGAGCAAGACGCTCTTAGCCCTAATGCTTTGGAATCTGCTTGGGAATGGTATACCTCTGGACCTAGACAGCGTTTACAGCCTGGTGGAGCTATAGTATTAGTTATGACGCGTTGGTCTTCTATAGATTTAACAGCCAAGTTATTAGAGTCGCAAAAGGAAGCACTTGCTGACCAATGGGAGATGATAGAGTTTCCTGCTATTTTTCCAGAAACAGATAATCCTTTGTGGCCTGAGTTCTGGCCTAAAGATGAATTATTAAAAGTTAAATCTTCTATTCCTGGAATTAAATGGAATGCTCAGTGGATGCAGAATCCTACAGCTGAAGAAGGAGCCATTATAAAAAGAGACTGGTGGAAGCGCTGGACTAATAAGAGCATACCACCTGTTAAATATATTATGCAGTCATACGATACTGCGTTTTCTAAAAGCCAAACTGCTGACTTTTCAGCCATATCAACTTGGGGTGTTTTTAAACCCTCAGAGGATTCTCCTGATTGTTTAATCTTATTAGACTGTCAAAAAGGTCGATGGGATTTTCCAGAGCTAAAAGAAATAGCTATGCGTGAGTACACTTATTGGGAATGCGATATGGTTCTTATCGAAGCTAAAGCATCTGGAACTCCGCTTACTCAAGAACTACGGCGAATAGGTATTCCTGTTGTTAATTACTCTCCAACCAGAGGCCATGATAAACATTCTAGAATGCACTCGGTTGCTCCTATCTTTGAATCAGGAATGGTGTATGCACCTAACAAGACCTTTGCAGAGGATATGATAGAGGAATGTGCGTCATTTCCATTTGGAGCTAACGATGATTTATGTGATACTATGACCCAAGCCCTGATGCGTTTTCGTGAAGGTGGTTTTGTTTCTTTAGCAAGCGATTACGAAGACAAAGAAAGGCAAAGACCTCTTAGGGCATATTATTGATGAGATTATAAAATGGCAATAGAAAAACAATTTTCAGAAGAAATAATAGATACAAGTACAACTCAAGATGTTGGTGGTGTGGACTCTCAGATTATTGAAGTCTTAGAAGCTATGGGCAACGAAGAAGAAGTACAAATGCAAGCAGACGGTTCTGCAATATTAGGTCCAGAAGAGCCAATGATGCCAGAAGTGGGTTTTGCAGAAAACTTAGCAGAGGTTATATCACCTCAAGAACTTTCTACTATTTATATAGAGTTAGTAGGAGCTATTGAAAGTGACAAATCATCTAGACAAGATTGGGAAAACACTTATACAGATGGATTAAAGTATTTAGGTATGAAGTTTGACGATAATAGGTCTGAGCCTTTTGCAGGTGCTAGTGGTGTTATTCATCCGTTGTTAGGAGAATCTGTTACTCAATTCCAAGCGCAAGCATATAAAGAATTATTACCAGCTGGAGGCCCTGTTAAAACTCAAGTAATAGGTGCTTATGATGGTTTGGTTGAAGAACAAGCCCAAAGAGTTAAAGAGTTTATGAACTATCAAATTCTTCATGTTATGGAAGAATATGATGAAGAATTAGACCAGATGCTTTTTTATCTACCTCTTGCAGGTTCTGCATTTAAGAAAGTTTATTACGATGAAACGTTAGGCAGACCTGTATCAAAGTTTGTAGCTCCAGAAGATTTAATTGTTCCTTACTATACAACTGACCTAGAAACTTGTTCGCGAATTACTCATGTTGTTAAGATGCCAGAAAATGATGTAAGGAAATTACAAGCTATTGGATTTTACAAAAATGTAGATGTTGAGTCTGGAGATAACGTTACTTTAAATTCAGATATACAATCAGAAAAAGAAAAGTTAGAAGGTATGGAGCCAAGTTATGATGATGGTGAAGTATCTGTTCTATATGAAGTTCATTGTAATTTAGATTTAGAAGGCTTTGAAGATATAGGTCAAGATGGTGAGCCTAGTGGGGTTAAGCTACCTTATATTGTAACGATAGACTCTAATAGTGAAAACATTTTGGCCATTAGAAGAAACTTCAAAGAAGAAGACCCAATGAAGAAAAAGACTGAATACTTTGTTCACTTTAAATTTCTTCCTGGTTTAGGATTCTATGGATTTGGTTTAACACACATGATAGGTGGTTTATCTAAGGCTTCTACATCTATTGTTAGACAGTTAATTGATGCTGGTACTTTAGCTAACTTACCTGCTGGTTTCAAAACTCGTGGTATTAGAATTAGAGATGAAGATACCCCAATACAACCAGGTGAGTTTAGAGATGTTGACGCTCCTGCAGGCTCTCTTAGAGATGCTATTCAGCCATTACCATTTAAAGAACCAAGTGGTACTTTACTTAACTTATTAGGGTTATTAGTACAATCTGGACAAAGATTTGCTTCTATAGCAGATACTAATATTGGTGAAGGTAACTCTCAAGCTCCTGTAGGAACTACTTTGGCTCTTATGGAAAAATCAAGCAAAGTATTATCTGCTATTCATAAAAGATTACATAACGGTCAAAAGAAAGAATTTAGATTATTAGCCACTATTTTTAAAGATAGTCTGCCTCCTGTTTATCCTTACGCAGTATCAGGTGGTAATATGCAAGTTAAGCAACAAGACTTTGATGACAGGGTAGATATATTCCCAGTAAGCAATCCAGACATATTTTCTACTAGCCAAAGAATAGTTATGGCTCAAGAAATGATGCAGTTAGTTCAATCCAATCCAGAAATACATGGTCCTGGTGGAACTTATGAAGCTTACAGAAGAATGTATGCTGCTTTAGGTGCAGATAATATAGACCAGTTACTTATGCCACCACCAGATACAACTCCTAAACCAATGGAGTCTGGTATGGAAAATAGTGGTCTTATGATGGGTGGGCCAGCTCAAGCATTTCCAGAGCAAGACCATGATGCACATATAGCTACTCACGTGTCCTTATTAAATATGGCTCCTGTTCAGATGAATGCTCAGATACAAGGAAATATACATTCACATATCATGCAGCATTTACAATTAAAAGCAGATGCAATTGCTCAACAGCAAATGCCTCCAGAAGCTATGCAGCAGTATCAACAAATGCAACAACAAGCTCAACAAATGCCACCTCAAGAAGCAGCTCCAGTTATGCAGCAAGCTCAGGCTATGTTAGCTCAATTTAGTTCGCCAATTATGTCTGAACTAATGCAACAATTCTCTCAACAAGTATCAACTCCACCAGAGGAAGACCCACTTGTTACTATTAGAAAACAAGAACTTGCTCTTAAAGGACAAGAGTTGTCTCAAGACCAAGAGCAATTTGAATCTAAAGAAAGAATGAGAATGGAAGAAAAATTACGTCAAGATAAAATTGATGTAGAAAGAATACAAGCTCAAAAAGATATAGCAGAACTAAAAGATGATACGACTAGAGATAGAATGGACCAACAAAAAGAATTAAAATTAATTGATATTGGTTTAAAAGGGCTGTAAAGTACACTTATGAAAAATATAAAAGTATTAAAAGGAAAACAAGGTTACTCTAATAAGGGTTCCGTGCCATTTAAAGCTGTTTCAGAAGCACCTAAAAAAACTAAAGCTTCTTCTACTCCAGGAATGGGTAAGGGGAAAGCTAGAGGTATGGGCGCTGCTGAATTTGGCGGCAAGTTTTCTGGTATATATTAAATGTCAATTCTTTGGCTGTCTGAACAGCTGAAAAAAAGGATTGGTGAAAAGAAAGATGATATTCAAGTAGCCATTATGAATGGTGCTAAAGACGTTGAAGAGTATCATTATCTACGTGGGCGCTACAATTCTCTCGCCGACTTAGAATCTGAACTTAGAGAGTTGCTAAAAAAGGTGATAGAAAACGATGAGCAAGGTAATAGTTCCTGACCATGTCGCAAAAGCAGTAGAAAGAGAAAATCTACAAAAAGCTGAAAAAATTGAAAAAGAAAAGAAGCCAGAAGCGGTTAAAGAAGTAGAAAACGCTTATACAGAAGCTTCAAAAAGAGTATTGGACCCATCCTTACTTGATAAATCATTTCTAGAAAGAATGCCTCAACCTACTGGTTGGAGGATACTTATATTGCCATATAAAGGCAAAGGTGTGACCGAAGGCGGCATACAATTAATTAAAGAAACAGTCGATAGAGAATCCTTAGCAACCGTAGTGTCCTACGTTGTTAAAATGGGTCCTATGTGCTATTCAGACAAAAACAAATTTGGAGATACTCCTTGGTGTAAAAAAGGAGATTGGGTGCTAATTGGTAGATATGCAGGAGCCAGGTTTAAGCTTGGCGATGATGCAGAGTGCCGTATTATAAACGACGACGAAGTTATCGCGACTATTGACGACCCCGATGACATTGTTAGCGCATAACGTGAGGAGGACTCATGCAAGAACCAGAAATGAATGAAGAATTACAACAAGAACCTATTGAAGATGGGGAAATTGTTGAGCTAGAAGCAGAGGAATCTTCTGATGATAAAGAATCAGAAGTTGCTATAGAAAATGTTTCTGAGCAAGAAGATAAGCAAGTTAAAAAAGAAGACGAGTTAGAAGATTATTCTAAAGGCGTTCAGAAAAGAATAGCTACGCTTACTAAGAAAATGAGAGAGCAGGAAAGAGCAGCTAATTCTGCTTATGAATATGCTCAATCATTGCAAGCAGAAAATCAACAATTAAAACAAAGCAGCACACAGTTAAATAAAAATTATTTATCAGAAGCTCAAAACAGATTAAATTCTCAAAGAGCGCAAGCTAATGCAGTTTTAAAAAATGCTTATCAAGAGCAAGACTGGGACAAGGTAACAAAGGCTCAGGGTATTCTTGATAAGATAACAGTAGAAGAAAGCAGGCTAGTTAATAGCAAACCAGTACAGGTTGAGCAAACAACTAGCTATCAAAATTACCAAGCTCCAATACAGCAACAGGCTCCAGTTCAGCAACCAGCTAAACCAGACCCTGAAGCAGAAAATTGGGCTAGTAAAAATGAGTGGTTTGGTGAAGATGAGACAATGACCCTAGCCGCTTTTAACATTCATCGTAAATTAATTGAAGAAGAGGGCTTTGACACTTCTGATACTACATATTATGATGAGATAGATAAACGTATCAGAACTGAATTTCCTCACAAATTCTCAACAGGTGATGAAGTCAAGTCTAATAGCAAAATGCAACAGAATGTTGCACCAGCTGGAAGAAGTGATAGTTCTGGGCGCAAACGTCAAGTCAAACTTAGCGCAAGCGAAGTTCAAATGGCAAAACGTTTAAATGTGCCGCTTGGCGAATATGCCAAGTACATTAAAAGGTAAATTATTATGACTGATGAGAAAAATATAGAACAAAATAACAGAACTCCGCGTTCTGCAGAAACTCGAGCTAAAGATACTGCTCGCAAACCTTGGCGTCCCCCATCTATGTTGGATACGCCTCCAGCACCTGAAGGATATACCTACAGGTGGATAAGAGCCGAACTCGTCGGCGAAGAAGATAGAAAGAATGTTATGTCTAGGATGCGTGAGGGTTTTGAACTCGTACGTGCTGAAGAGATAGGAGATTTCGAGCTTCCGAGCATGGACGATGGAAGGCACGCTGGAGTAGTAGCCGTGGGTGGTTTGCTGTTGGCGAAGATTCCTAATGAAACACGTGATGAAAGAAACGCCTATTTCAACGATCGTGCAAAACTGCAACAAGATGCAGTTGATAATGACTTAATGAAAGAATCTGACCCTAGTTCTCCGATGTTAAAACCTCAGAGATCTACAAGCGTAACTTTTGGTGGTGGAAACAGAGATTAATCTGATTTCACTTAAATAAAACTTTTTAAAAAAAGGTAAATATTATGGCGAATGTAAATGCACCTTTCGGTTTAAAACCCATTGGAAAGTTAGGCTCGGCTGTTAATTCTACAGGAACAACAGAGTACGACATTCTATCAGGTACAACTGGAACTATTTATACAGGCGACCCAGTAAAAATGGTCAACACAGGCGGTATTGCCGTTGCTGCTGCTGGCGATTTATTACTAGGAGTCTTTCAAGGCTGTCATTACACAGATTCAAACGGAGACAGAATTTTCTCTCCTGTTTGGACTACAGCGACAGTAACCAGCGACTGCAAAGCAGCCGTTGTCGACGACCCAGATGCTTTATTTGAAGTACAATCAGCTGCTACAGGTAGCGTTACTCAAACCGACGTTGGTTTGAATGGCGACATTGTTTATGCTGCAGGTTCTACAATATCAGGCGTTTCAGGAGTTAAAATTAGTGGCACTATGGCTACTGGTACAGCTCAACTGAGAATCATGGGTATATCAAACGACCCTTCTAACAATGCGTTAGGAACTGGGTCTTTATCAACCAATGTTAACTTTATCGTCAGAATTGCCGAGCATTTTAACAGAACAGCTGCGGGAGTATAATAATGGCTATAAATAGAGCGCAATTAGCGAAAGAATTAGAACCA